CTGTTTTAAATTCCCCCAAAAACGACTCAAAGAGCCACGAAAATGACTGAGAAGGTCATAGAAGGTCACCAACCGACAAAAGGGGGCTTAAATCGGCTTGAAACGGTTTTGGGTAGGGACACAGAACCAGTTATTCCGCTATTTGGGGTTCAAACGCCGCGAATTCACACGCCATTGAACGATTTACCGTCACGCGGGGGCGAATTGATCGACTTGGCGGCTGATTTAAAGATTGAACTCATGGACTGGCAGAAATTTGCGCTTATTCATACCCACAAAGTAAAGCCCGACGGTCGCTGGGCAACGCCTGTCAACACGATTGTTGTGGCACGCCAAAACGGTAAATCGTTTTTGCAGCTGATCAGAATTTTGGGCGGTTTATTTCTATGGGACGAAAAACTGCAAATCGGTTCGGCGCACCGCTTGTCAACATCACTAGAACAATTCAGGGCAATGGTTCAAATGATCGAAGGCAGCGACAACCTAGCCAAGCAGGTCAAAAAAATTCGCTGGCAACACGGTGGCGAGGAAATCGAGACAATGACGGGCAACCGATTTATTGTGCGTGCGGGTGGTTCGGCTGCGCGCGGTGTTTCCCGACCTTCAACCATTCACCTTGACGAATTACGCGAAATGACCGACATTGAATCGTTTGCTTCGTTGCGTTATACCCTTATGGCTGCGACCAACCCCATGGTCATGGCGTACACAAACGCAGGTGATTCAAGCAGCGTCGTACTGAACCAATTCCGTGATCGGGCACTTGCTTCAATAGCAGGCGTTGAGGACGACATAGGTTATTTTGAATGGTCAGCACCAACCGACGAAATCAGCGTTGAAAACGCAAGGCACTCAAACCCTTCAATGGGCACATTGATTCACGCCGACAACATCAAGTCGGTTTTAAATGACCCGCCTGACGTCGTAATGACTGAAGTCTTGTGCCGCTGGGTTGTGGCGATCAATAGTGCGGTCGATTCTGCTTCATGGGGTAACTGCTTGGACAAAGCAGCTGATTTGGACGCGGACAAACTCACATGGCTGGCAATTGATCTTTCGCCTGACCGTAGGCACGCAAGTTTAGTCGGTGCGCAAAAACTGGGTGACGACACATTTGTTGTTAAGTTGCTGCACACTTGGGCAAATGAGTTGCAATTGGACGATAAGGCAATTGCCAACGAATTGGCAGATTATGCCCGCAAGTATCCAACCGAATACGTTTTGTATTCACGCAAGACCAGCGGCGCGGTCGCTGCACGCCTTGCACCTGCTGGAATTCCCATTTTCGATATGGACGGTGCTTACCCGCAAGCGTGTGACGAAATGTTGTCTGCGATAAATAGCGGTCGCCTGAAACACCGTGGACAGGCTCAATTGTCTGAGGAAGTTTTGGCAGCGGTTCAATTGCGTCGTGGTGACGGCGGCTGGGTCATTGGACGTCGTGCGTCTCAATCGGTTGTGTGCGGTGCAGTCGCAGTTGCATTGGTGACACATTTTGCGACACGCCCAGACAATGATCTTGACATCATGGTCGGGTGATCGTATAAGCCTGACACAATTTGGTCATGGGTTATTTCGATCTTTTTACGCCGAAGCCTAAGACCGCCGTCACGGTTGAGGCTTCAAACGTCGACGCAGCTGCGGTCGCGCCGTATTACAGTGAAGTTGGAAACCTATTCTTATTTGGTGGCATTGTTACCGCTTCACGCGCTGAGGCAATGAGTGTCCCAACATGTGCGCGTGCATTGTCGATCATTCAAACAATTGCGTCATTACCAATGCACACACGCAATGAAGCAACAGGCGAGAAGGTCACACAACCACGCGTAATCAATCAGCCTGACCCACGAATTCCGGGGTCAACATTTTGGGCGTGGATTATTTCAGATTTGTTTTTCTTTCCAAATGCGTATGCCTACGTCATGGATAGGTACGCCGACACTGGAAAAATCCGCGCAATGGAACGCATTGCACCTGAGCGCGTAACCATTACAACAAACGGCATGGGTTATGAAATTGCAACGTATTCAATCGACGGCGCATTTGTTGACCCTGCAAACCTTGTTGTGTTTCAGGGTTTTCAAGAAGGATTGTTAAGTCGCGCAGGTCGTACAATTCGTGCCGCTGCTGCACTTGAACGCGCTGCAATGAATTTTGCAGTTGAGCCAATTCCACAAATGGTTTTGAAATCAAACGGAACATCATTGCCAGCAGATCGCGTTTCAAAGTTGCTGACCGCATGGCGCACCGCGCGTGCGAATAAGTCAACGGCGTTTTTAAATGCTGACGTAACACTTGAAACATTGGGTTATGACCCAAAGAATTTGCAACTGAACGAGGCACGCAATTATGTTGCGCTTGAATTATCGCGTGCATGTGGTTTGCCTGCATACTTCACAGATTCGCAGCAATCGAGTTTTACTTATTCCAACGCCTTGGACAAACGACGTGACCTGGTGGATTTTGCGTTTAGAAATTACATGTCAATCATTGAGGAACGTTTGAGTTTTGCTGATTTCACACCAGCAGGAAACAAAGTGCGTTTTGATCTTGACGACTTCTTGCGTGGCAATCCGTACGAGCGCGCACAAGTTTATGAAATCTTAAATCGAATCGGCGCAATGTCGGTTGACGAAATCCGCGAGGAAGAGGACATGTTGCTATGAGCAAAAAAGTAATCACACCAATGCAGATAACCGCAGCTGATTCAAACAGTCGCACAATCACCGGTCGCATTGTGACATTTGAGGAAACTGGCAACGCGTCAATTGGCAAGGTTCAATTTGCCGCAGGTTCAATCGAACCAACCGCCGTTTTACTCAATCTTGAACATGATCGCACACGTCGCATTGGCAAAACACTTTCAATTGAATCAAGTGCTGAAGGTATTGACGCAACATTCAAAATTGCAAACACAACCGCAGGAACTGACGCACTTGTTGAAGCGCAAGAAGGTTTGCGCGACGGGTTCAGCGTTGAGGTGTCATTCGACGAGTACGAGACACTTAAAGACGGCACAGTCAGAATTCTTGCGGGTGAATTGACTGGTGTTGCATTAACGAGTGAACCTGCAATCCGATCAGCGCGCGTCGAATCAGTCGCCGCAACAACCGCTGACGAAAATGAAGTTTCAGATTCGACAATCGAACCTGAAGTCACACCAACAACAGAAGGAGACGAAGTGGACAACACCGTCACAAACGCGGAAACCGTCGAGACGGTAGAAGCCGCACAGTCAGTGACTGCACAGTCAAACGCCGTGGGTGGCTGGAAAGCAACACCACGAATTGAAATCACCGCTGCAAAGTACCTAGAAAACAAGGTTCTTGCTGCAACAGGTGACGAATCAGCACGCCAGTACGTTTTGGCAGCAGACAACACAACTGATAACGCTGGACTAGTGCCAACACGTCAGTTGACTGAAGTCATCAACGGACTATCAACAACAATTCGCCCAAGCATTGACGCGATTTCTCGCGGTGCATTGCCTGACGCTGGAATGACATTTGAAATTCCAAAAATTACTGCTGCACCAACAGTTGCAATTGCAGCTGAGGACGCAATTTTTTCAGATACAGACCAAAACAGCGCGTTTTTGAGCGTGGACGTCAAGAAGTTTGCCGGACAACAAAAATTCAGCGTGGAACTTCTTACCAGAACTTCACCATTATTTTATGACGAGTTATTGCGAAACATGGTTGCAGCCATGGCGAAGGCACAAAACGCATACGTCAATGCACAGTTGATCGCAGGTGCAACACTTGACGGCACAACGACAACAACTTATCCAACTGCAACTGAACTTCTTGGCGTAATTGCACGCGGTTCAGCAAGCGTTTATGGTGCAACCGCAGGTCTTGCAAATCCATTTGCACGTAACCTCATTGCGTCAACTGGTCAGTGGGCAAACCTCATGACATTGAACGACGCAGGTCGTCCGATTTACAACACAGTTACAAACCCAATGAACCAAGCAGGTTTGGCAACACCAACTTCATTAACAGGCAACGTTGCAGGCTTGAACCTATACGTTGACCCAACAAACGCAGGCGACGGGGACGGCACACTTCTTGTTGTGAACCCAGACGCCTACACATGGTACGAAGGAACTTCTTACCAACTACGCGCGGAATCGACTGCTGACGGTTCAATCACTGTTGGCGTTTATTCTTTTGGTGCAGTAGCCACAAAAATTGCGGCTGGTTGCTTCAAAAATAATAAGGCGTAATCGCCAAAACTAATCATGCGGCGGGTTCTCCCGATCTCGCCGCAGCAGATCGAAAGGAACGGACATGCCAAGTATTGTCACCGCAAGTCAATTGCGCACGGTGCTTGGCGTGTCCGTCTCCTTATACAGTGACAGTTATCTGGACGAAATTATCAACACCGCCGAAGCGGTAATTTTGCCAATGCTGGTTTCAAATTCATCAGCCGTCAATGCTTACAAACTTGAATCAAATGTCGCGTACTACTACACCCAGCGACCACATCATTTTGTGGCGGGTCAATCAGTCATTGTCACTGGATTGCCTGCACCGTTTTCAGCAACCGTCACAGTCGTTGACGTTAAGGATTATCACTTCACCGCTGCATTGACTTCAGCAAATGTCACGTTGCGCGAGATTATTCCAACAGGCACTGCAACACTTTCAGGGTATTCAGCAGCTGATCTATACGCCAACAGTGCGCCAATCGAATCAGCGGTTTTGGCAGTCAGCGTCGAAGTCTTTCAATCACGCGTCGCAGCAGGTGGACAAATCGAAGGCATCGATTTTGCGAGTACGCCATACCGAATGGGTCGCAGTTTGACCAACCGCGTTTCCACATTGCTCATGCCATTTTTGGACGTTGAAACGGTTGTGCAATAGTGCCAGCCAATGCCGTATCCGATACCCGCGCAGCCTTAGCCAACGCCTTCAGCGCGTTATCTGCCAACGTTTATCCAAGCGTGCCCGAAGCACCAATTCCACCAGCAATTGTGGTTGTGCCTGATTCGCCTTACATGGAAGTTGTTTTAATTGGCAAGGCAAAAACACAGGTCAAAATCAATTTTGCAATCACCGCCATTGTTGCTTCAAATAGCAACGCAGGTTCACTAGACAACCTAGAAAAACTCATAATGGGAATTCTTGCGGCAATGCCCGCAGGATACGTTGTTGGCGTTATTGAAAAGCCGACAGTTTTGGAAGTAGGACAGTCTCCAATGCTGGTTGCTGACATCAACGTTTCGACGTACTACACACAGACAACATAAGGGGAATCATGCCAACGACAATCATCACAGGTCGCGATCTCGTCTTGACGATTGCGACGACAAACTATGACGCACAGGCGACCAGTGCGACACTGACAAACTCACCAACCATTGAGACTTATCAGACATTGGACGGCAAGGCTTACAAGCGCATTGACGATCAGTGGACATTCGACGTTGAAATGCTTGCAGACTGGGGCGCGTCAGGTTCATTGTGCGAAGCACTATGGACGGCAGCTGAGTCAGCACCAAACACCGCATTGGCTTGTTCGCTAACGGCTGCAACTGGTGCAGTTTTTGCGTTCACAGTAATGCCAATTTATCCAAGCGTGGGTGGTTCAGCACCTGACGCACAGACCGTTTCAATGTCATTTGTTGTCGTTGGTTCGGTAACAGAGACATTTAGTTAAAATCCAACCAATCGGGAGACAAAATGAAACTACCAATCACAATCGAATACACAAACGGCGATCAGATTACCTACACGGCTGCACCGCCTGAGTGGGTTAAATGGGAGAAGCACACGGGCAATACCATTGCACAGGCACAGGAAAAAATTGGAATTTCCGATTTGGTTTTCCTTGCCTATCACGCCATGAAGCGTGAAGCAGCGGGCAAGCCAGTCAAGCCAATCGAAGCATGGACGGAAACAATTTCCGAAGTGATCGTTGGTGAAGCAAACCCAAAAGCCACCCAGTCGGAAGCCTTGCCAGAGTAGTTTGGGAATTAGCCTTGGCAACGGGGCTATCGCCAAATGAGTTTGAAGCAGCTGAGGACATTCTGACAGTGTTGGAAATCTTGGAAGGACGGGCAAATGGCAAGTGACGCAATCGCTTATGACAAAGCGGAATTGCGTGCCATTGTCCGTTCATTCAAAGCAATGGACGAGGAAGCAACAAATCAAGCCAAGCAAGTGACGTCAGAATTGGCAACGTGGGTTCGTGGCAAAATTGTTGACGCGGCTGGCAAAACCCGCAATCGCTTAGACAACAGAGTCGCCGAAGGTGCAAAAGTTTCAAAGTCATCAAAAATTGGTGAAATTAGTTTTGGTTTTGCTGGTCAAAAACTAAGTGGTGGCGGTACAACCCAACAGTTATGGGGCGGTGCTGAATTCGGTTCGAACAAGTGGAAGCAATTCCCAGTTTGGTCAGGTCGCGAAGGTCGAGGTTCACGCGGTTGGTTTATCTATCCAACCTTGCGCGCGGTTCAACCTGAAATCGTCAGACGGTGGGAGAATTCGTTTTCAAAGATAGTAAAGGAGTTTGACTAATGGCTGGCAGTCGTACGCTCAAACTTTCGATTCTTGGAGACGTTGACAACCTCAACAAATCCTTAAAAACGGCAACCGCTGACGTTGAAACGTTTGGCGACAAAATGGGCAAGGTCGGCAAAATGGTCGGCGCAGCCTTCGTTGCTGCTGCTGCTGCGGCTGGTGCTTATGCGGTCAAAATCGGCATTGAAGGCGTCAAGGCTGCAATCGAGGACGAAAAGGCGCAGACTCAATTGGCGTTGGCGTTGGAAAATGCCACGGGCGCAACCAAGGCACAGATAGCCGCAACCGAACAATCAATTCTTAAAATGTCACTCGCAACGGGCGTTGCTGATGATCAACTTCGACCAGCCTTGGGGCGTTTGGTTCGATCAACTGGGGACATTACAAAGGCGCAAGATTTATTGACAACCGCGCTTGACATTTCAACCGCCACTGGCAAACCGCTTGAAACCGTTGCCAACGCATTGGGCAAGGCGTATGACGGCAACACTGCCGCACTTGGAAAACTGGGCATTGGACTTTCATCAGCCGAACTCAAAACAATGTCATTCACCGACGTGCAGGGCAAACTCACAAGCCTGTTTGGTGGCGCAGCAGCTGCAAACGCTGAAACTTATGCGGGACGAATTGCACGCGTCAAGGTTGCATTTGACGAAGCCAAGGAAACAGTCGGTTTTGCATTGTTACCAATTTTGGAAAAACTAATAAATTTTATTAACCTCAACGCGTTGCCAGTTATCAACGCATTTTCAGGGGCGTTCAGCCTTAGCGGTAACGGCGTTGGTGGCGTTATCACGACATTGGGCAACATCATTGTCAATACATTTTCGCCAATTATCAACGGCTTGGTTAAGGCGTTTAACTATGTCAAAGACGCAATTGGTGACAACCTTGACACGTTCAAGGAATTTGGCGGCTACATTGCAACTTATCTTGCACCAGTAATTGGCACAGTTTTGGGCGGTGCGTTGTCGGTTGCTGGCAAGATCGCAGGTGGCGTCATTGACGTCATTGCAGGCGTGGTCAAGGTTTTGAATGGTTTGATTTCAGGTGCAGTGGCAGGAATTAATGCACTCATTGGCGCATACAACGCAATTCCATTTTTGCCAAACGTCAACAAGATTTCAGCACCGTCAGTTAGCGTGCCAAGTATTTCGACGCCAACGATTAAGTCGCCAACAATTCCAACCGTCCCAACGATTCCAAGTGGTACAACAACAGGAACAAGTGGTGGCGGTGGCGTGACGACTGCTGCGAAAACCGCTGCTGCTGCGGCTGCTGCTTCGACTGGTATCACCGTGGGTTCAAACTTTAACCCTGGTTCATTCCGTAAGGCTGAAGCGGCAACCAGTGGAGACACATACAACATCAACGTTACGGGCGCATTGGACAAAGAAGGCGTTGCACGTCAAATCGTGGACATTCTCAACAATTCATCAGCGCGTGGCGGTGGTGGCTTTAACGCATTGGTTGCCGTGTAAATGTCACAGTGGACGCCTGATTGGACGCTTCAAATTGCTGGTGTTGACTACGCAAACATAACGCTGGCAAACCTGACTATTGCTTCGGGTCGCACCGACATTTATTCGCAACCACGCGCGGGGTATTGCACATTTGAGATCATCAACTTAGACACCGCGGCAATCGTGGCGCAGGTCAATGACGGCGTAATCATTCGGGTCAAAGATTCGTCAGGCGATTTGGTTAATTTGTTTGGTGGAGAAATCACCGACGTCACGGTTTCAGTTCGTTCATCAGGTTCGGGCGGTATCACGCAGCTGATTTCAATCACGGCATTGGGCGCACTTTCAAAATTGTCGCGATCATTGACCAACGGCGTTTTGGCAAAAGATTTTGACGGCAATCAGATTTTTACAATTTTGCAAGATTTATTGGTGAACAATTGGCTTGAAGTATCACCAGCCGTAACGTGGGCAACGTATGACCCAACGACAACATGGGCAAACGCTGAAAATGTTGGTTTGGGTGAAATTGATCGTCCGGGCAATTATGAACTAATGGCACGCACATCAAATGAAACAGATTTTTATTCATTGGTTTCAGCCTTGGCGACGTCTGGACTTGGTTACATTTACGAGACGGCAACGGGGGCAATTGGGTACGCGGACAGTACGCACCGCACGACTTATCTTGCAACCAACGGTTATACCGACGTTTCAGCCAACGACGCATTGGTTGGCGGTTTGCAGACAATCACCAGAATTTCCGACGTACGAAACAAAGTCAGTATTGAATGGCGCAGCGGTACGGAGACGGCAATCGACTCACAAAGCGTCGCGCAATACGGTCAACAGGCTTCAGTCATTACGACAACGCTTCACAACAACGCTGACGCGACCAGCCAAGCGGCATTTTATTTGGCACTTAGGGCATACCCGCAGGCACAATTTCAGGCAATTACTTACACCCTTGGAAATTCAGAATTGACCGACGGTGATCGTGACGCCTTGTTAAACGTGTTCATGGGTTTGCCGTTGAACATTGAGGATTTGCCCAACAACATGGTTGACGGGCGATTCCAAGGTTTCGTCGAAGGCTGGGTTTTCCGTGCCGCCTACAACCGACTTGACTTGACCCTGACACTTTCACCGACGGCGTTTTCATTGCAATTCATGCAATGGCAGGACGTGAGTGTCGCTGAAACTTGGAACACACTTTCACCTACACTTACTTGGGACAAAGCCACGGTCGTGGCGTAAGGGGAACAAATGGCAACTTCACCATTGTTTGGCTGGCAAGAACCTGACGACACAAGTTTGGTTAAAGACGGCGCAGCTGCAATTCGTACACTTGGCAATGCAATCGACGCTTCAATGGGCGATCTATTGGGCGGCACAACGGGACAGGTTTTGGCGAAAGCGTCAAATACCAACATGGACTTCACATGGGTTGCGCAAGACGATTCAAACGCAATTCAAAATGCAATTGTTGACGCCAAGGGCGATCTAATTGCCGCAACTGCAAATGACACACCTGCCCGCCTAGCAGTAGGAAACAACGGCGAAACTCTTGTAGCCGATAGTTCCACCGCCACAGGATTAAAATGGGCTAAATCTGCAAACTTTGTGGGTTGCAGTCTTTTTTCAACTTCAACAACATCTGCTGGCAATTCAACTTATACGGCTGTACTTTTTAATAGTGAAAACTTTGACACCGATGGTTTTCACTCAACTAGCGTGAATACTAGTAGAATAACAATTCCTGCTGGCTTAAGTGGAAAGTATTTAGTGAATGCTTTTGGAGAATGGGACAATAACGCTTCAGGCTATCGTGGTTTAAACTTTTTTTTAAACGGCACTCGAATTAGAAATAATTATCTAACACCGAGCGCAATTTTTCCGACTCAGCAATTTAGTTGTGTTTTAAATCTCGCGGCTGGTGATTACATAGAGGTTTATGTGTCACAGGACTCGGGCAGTTCACGCACTTTCTATGTGCCGAGCAGCGACGGCGCATTTGAAATAACTTATTTAGGAGCATAATAAATGACACTATGGGAACAAATTATTGAAGTTTATCCTGATTTAACAAGTGAGGATTTTGGCCCAAGAGGCACAATTGTTTTGCGTGATGACTCAGACGGAAAAGGCGCATACATTGAAAAGTGGGAACACTCAAAGCCTATTCCTGCTGGTTTAAAGGTTGGTAAATAAGTGGAACATTTGATGGATACAGTAGAATAAGACTATGAAAGAATTTCTACTGATTTTGGTATCTATAGGCACTTTTATTGTCTGTATTGCTTTTTTCCATTTGTGTTACTCAACAAACAAGGTAATAACTGAGTGGGCTGATTACTGGAATAGCAA